TGACAGGGCCTGAACGGGAACTGCGCCGGCACCTGGTCCGGTACAGGAAGGACCCGGTGGCCTTCGCGAAGGAATGGCTGGGCCTGTCCTTCGTGTGGCAGAAGCAGCGGGACCTGATGGAAAGCGTCAGGGACAACCGGCTGACAGCTGCCGTGGCATGTAACGCGTCCAGCAAAACCTTCACGGCCGCCATCATCGCAATCTGGTGGATGACGTGCTTCCAGCCGGCGAAGGTGGTGACCACCGCGCCCAGCCGGCGCCAGGTGGAAGAACTGCTGTGGGCGGAAATCGGCCGGCTTCACGGCGCTTCGAAGTACCCGCTGCCAGGTGAACCGGGGACGTCCAGCTGGCGGATGCCTGGACCGAAGGATGCGCCGAAGCGGAACGCTGACTGGTTCGCCACCGGCTTCAGCACCAGGCCTGACCAGGTGCAGGACCAGGCCGCGAAGTTCCAGGGCTATCACTCCCCGAACCTGCTGCTGATTTTCGATGAAGCCAGCGGCATCCTGGCCGCCATCCACAAGGCCGCGTGGGGCATCCTGACGTCCGAAAACACGCGCTGGCTTCAGATTTCGAACCCCACTGACCCGTCATCGGTGTTCGCGGAATACTATCGGTCCAGGGCCTGGCACAGCATCCACATTGACGGCCACGACAGCCCGAACTTCACCGCCGGCAAGGTGGTGGCGCCCTTCCTAATCACGCCCGTCTTCGCGCAGAACCTGGCGGACACGTACGGGAAGGACAGCCCCGAATACCGCATGAAGGTGCGGGGCCTGTTCCCCGAAGGCGCGGATGACACCGTGCTGGGCCTGGGCGAAGTCATGGAAGCGTTCCACCGGGTGGCCGTGGCCGAACCGGACGAACTGGTGGGCATCGGGTGTGACGTGGCCAGGTTCGGAAGTGACCGCACCACCATCTACGTGACGAAGGGCCCACACCTGCTTCACGCCGAAGGCTTCCACAACAAGCGTGCCGGCTGGATTGCCGGCCGCCTGATACAGCTGGCGCGCCACTATGGCCTGACCAGGCTGACGGCGCATCGCATCGCCGTGGACGTCACCGGGGACGCCGGCGTGGCGGACATGCTGCACAGCCAGGGCTGGCAGGCGAATGAAGTGAACTTCGGCAGCAAGGCCACGGATGAAAAGCTGTATTTCAATCGCCGGTCCGAACTGTGGTTTGAAATGGCGCGCTGGATTCGGTATGAAGCTGGACTGGCCGGCGCACCACGAATCGCGAAGGACATGCTGAAGGGCGACCTTCCGGCGCCGCATTACAAGTACCGCCCGAACGGCCAGAAGCAGCTGGAACCGAAGGACGTGCTGAAGAAGCGAATCGGACGAAGTCCTGACGACGGTGACGCGCTGGTGCTGGCACTGGCCCACCGGACAACGGTGGTGGCCGGCTATGCGCTGGACGAAGAACCACCGGACAGGCGTGAACGGGAAGAAGTCCAGCGCGTGCTGACCGCGCCGGACATCGACATGGACGCGGATGACTTCGTGGACTTCCTGGAACGAAAGCAAGGCGGCATCTTCTGAGGGTGGCCGCACCATGATGGAAAGGTGCCGACATGGTGAACCCGCTTCTTCAGGGCCGGACAGCTAACCAGGACATCTATGTCAGGGCGCTGACGTCCGCATACCGGTCCGGCTTCCGGCTGTTTGACCCTGACCTGGCCCTGGCGCGTGACCCCGAAATCTATGACAAGGTCCGCCGTGACCCTGTCGTCATGCACGCCATGGAAACGCGCCTGCACAGCGTGGCCGGCAAGCGTTTCCGTATCGAGCCGAACCGCCAGGAACATGATGCGGACCAGAAGGTGGCCGCCATCATCGAAGACATGCTGAAGGACCTGGCCGGCTTCACGGAAACCAGATACGAACTGGCCATGGCCGTCATCTTCAATCGGTCCTACGCCATGATGCACGGCACCAGGGAACCGAACCAGTATGGCGAAGACACGGCGGAACGGGACTGGTGGCGGCCCACCTGGCTTCAGGACATTGACCGGCGCCGGTTCCGCCTGGCGCCCGTCTGGATTGACACGCCGGCCGGCGAACCTTCCAAGCTGAAGACGGAAACACAGCTGTGGTCCGTGACCCGCAATGACTGGTTCCCGGTGAAGCACCTGGAATGGTTCATCCGCCACGTGTACGGGAACGAGGAAAGCCGCCTGGGCTACGGCCGCGGGCTGCTGGAAGCCATCTTCGTGTTCCTGTACGTGAAGGAAATCGTGCTGCGCGAAGGCATCCAGGGCCTGGAACGCTGGGCCCAGGGCTTCGTGGTGGTGAAGGTGGACGGCGCCCGTGCAGCGTCCACGCTGAAGCCCAACGATGAAATCCAGTCCAGCTGGCTGGAAGTCATCAAAAAGGCGAAGGCGCGCCACGGCATCGTGGCGGACAAGAATGACGAAGTGGAACTGCTTCAGCAGTCCGGCACCGGCCACCAGCAGGGGATGGACCTTCTTCATTACCTGGACAATGCCATCCGGTCCCTGGTCACCGGCCAGGTGCTGGCCACTGGTGGCGGGGAAGACGCCGGCAGCCTGGCGCGCATTGAAGGGGAAATGGACCAGGCGGAAACGCTGCTTCAGTATGACCGCACCCTGCTGGATGAAACGCTGACGCGTGACCTGATTGGCCTGCTGTGGCGCATGAACCGGCCGCAGTTCCAGGAAGCCGGCCTGGCAGACGCGAAGATGCCGCGCTTCACGTCCGCCCAGGAACGCCGGGAGGACCCCGAAGTGGCGGCCAGGGTGGCGAAGGAACTGCTGTCTGGTGGCGTGGACCTTCGCGCTGACGAAGTGTACCGGAAGACGGGATACACGCCGCCGGCGGAAGGTGATGACATCATCCGCGGCCAGGTGGCGGCAGCTGCGCCGGCCGGCTTCGGTGGCTTCAGCTTCGGTGACATGGGCGCGCCGGCGCCTGGTGACGCGTCCGCCAGCGAAGACATGGCGGCCGCCAAGGAAGGCCTGGCGGCCGGGAACGAAGAAGTGGCCGCGCCTGGTATCGAACCGCCTTCCATGCAGGAACTTTCCCTGGCGCTGGAACGCGCCGTGAAGAACCGGGACCGTGCCACCGCGGAACTGGTCCGGAAGAAGCTGTGGGCAGTCATGGGCGAAGACAGCGCGCCGGACCTGACCGATGAAGAATGGGAAGCCATGACCGCTGGCGCGCCGGCCGAAGAAGGGGTGGCCGCCTGATGGCGCAGCCAGCCACCCAGAAGGAACTGAACACCATGCTGGACAGTTCCGCTGCCGAATTCCAGGTGGCGCTTCTGGACCTGGTCCGGCTTCGCATCCAGGGGAAGGACACGCGCCAGGCGGTGGACAAGCTGGCGAAGCTGTCCGCGGACACGTTCGCACTGGCTGACATGATGGGGCGCGCCAGGATGCTGGCAGAAGCGGACCGGCTGCGAAGCCGGAACACGCTGACGAATCGGCTGCTGACTGCTGCTGGCGCGCCACTGGTCCCTGGCTTCACCCACGAAGAAGCACTGGAAAACCTTATCACCAGGGAAGAACGCCTGGCCGGCGCCACCATGGAAGAAGTGGCCGAAGCCTACACGCGCCATGGGTTCGGGCTGGCACGCGCCACGGACACGGTGGTGACGGAGAAGGTGCAGACCATCCTGGCGAACATCATGGACGGCGACCAGTCCCGGCAGCTGGGGAAGTCCGCCATCGAACGCCTGGCATTCGAGGAAGCCCAGGACTGGACATCCGCTTACGCGGAAACCGTGTACCGCACGAACATGAACAGCGCATACACGGCCGGCCGCATCCAGCAGACGCGTGACGAAGACGTGGCGAAGGTTATCGGTGGGCTGGAATTCGTGGCCGTCATGGACCGTGACGCCAGGGAGAACCACCGCGCCGCGGACGGCCTGATAGCTTCCCAGTTTGACCCTATCTGGAATGACTTTGCACCGCCCCTGGGCTACAACTGCCGGTGTTCCATCCGCATGGTGGACCGGCGGGAACTGGAACAGAAGGGCCTGGTGGAAGGCAGCACGGTGACGCGTCTGTATCCACCGAACTTCAGCCAGGCGCATCCGGACGAAGGCTTCGGTGGCCGGACGCCGGCGAACATGATTTACGTGGGGTGACATGGCGGACACCAGCATCTTCATCCTGGTCACCACGAAGTCCGTTCCGCGGCCGGCCGGGAACATCCGGCCAGGCCAGGTGATATGTGCCAGGCCCATCCGCGCTGACGGTTCGGTGCCCTTCGGGGACTGGAACCCTGCCGGCGGTGAGCGTGCCAGCTTCTTCATCATCCGGGTGGATGAAGTTCCGGAAGAGAAGGCCCCGCACATTTGTGACCGGCTGTCCAGGCACAACAATGTGTCCGGCACCAGGAAGCACCTGGACATCACGGCCGGCGCGAACACGAAGGCTGAATTCATCGCCATGGTGAAGGCGAAGTGGCCGGCCGCGGTGCCGATGTTCGCGGCTTTCTTCAATGACGTGGTGCCGCAGCATGACGATGACATCCCGTCCCTGACACTGTCCCAGTTCCGCCACCTGGTGTGGAACCGGAGGGACCAGCGGAAGGCCACGGAAGACGAACTGGACCAGCCCGTGCCGAAGACGGAGCAAGTCTGATGGCTACGTATTCCATCACACCGGACGGCGGAACCTGGACCAGCCTGGAAGCTGCCATCAATGACGTGGGCGCTTCCTTTGGCGAAGACACGTACTTCAGCCACGATGAAGATTCGAACGATGACGTGGAAGCCACCATGGACCCCACGAATGCCGGCGGGTACGTGGTGGACGTCACGGTGGGGGACACGCACCGGTGGCACCAGAAAGTGGGCACCGGGAACTTTGACCTGTCAGCCGGCACCGGCGCCACACGTTCCCGCTGGATAAGCGTGGACACGGACGGCGTCCGGATTGAACACACCATCTATTGGAAGCTGTCCGCTGCGAACGGATACGTAGCCAGGTGGCGTTCCGGGGCCGGCGGTGGTGTTATGTCCAGGTGCGCCGGCAAGGGTGGGCGCGGAGTGGTCACCGCGTCTGACGGTGGCGCGGAAGTGGACGTCTTTAACTGTGTGGGGTGGAACGCCGAAGACGCTGCATTCGCTGAATTCCGGTGTGGCGCCGGCGCGGTGGTGTCCGCCTACAACTGCACCGCATTCCCGAACCGCAGCGGCGCCTACGGATTCCATCGTGACGGCGGAACCTTCCTGGCCAAAGGCTGCATTGCTGTCATGCCCGCCAGTGGCGCAGCCTTCAGTGGGACCTTCACCGCCACCAGCCGTTACAACGTGGCGTGCGGTGACGCCACCGCGCCGAAGCCGGCCACGGCCTGGGTCACGGCCACGGCCTATGCGGTGGATGATGAACGGAACAATGACACGGATGACGGGTACATTTGCATCCAGGCCCACACGTCCAGCGCCACGGACGAACCGGGCACCGGCGCGAATTGGGAAGACTACTGGCGCCGGACGAACTGGCAGGACGAAGACGCCTATGACGTCCTGGTGTCACCTATCAGTGGGGAGTTTGACGGGCACCTGGTAGATGATCGAGCCGTGGGTGATGACGCTATCGAC